TGATGAGCATGGTGAGCTGCTGCATCGGACAAGCCTTGTTTCTACGGCCCGACAGAACGGCAAGACCGTTGCTCTAGGTAGTTTGGTTGGCTGGTGGCTCACAGAGATGCCAAAAATACGGGGCAAGAAACAGACGGTGCTAACAACGGCAAACCGACTCGACTTGGCAATTACGTTGTTTGATGAGATCGCCCCAGTGCTTGAAGCCAGGTTTGGTGCGTCCTGTGTTAAGGCCTATGGGCGTAACTCGGTCACGATGCCAGACGGCAGCAAGTGGACGGTCAGGGCTGCAAAGCCATCGGTCGGTCACGGCACAAGCAACGATCTGATCGTGGCAGACGAAATCTGGGACATGTCGCAGCTCGCTATTGACGGCGGTCTAATCCCATCTATGCGCGCACGAAAATCGCCGCTGCTCAGCTGCTGGTCAACTGCTGGAACGGAAGCCAGTACCGCATTTTTGCGTTGGCGTGAGCAAGGCCTGCGCGCCATAGATCGCGGCGAGCGATCGTCGTTGTACTTTGCCGAGTGGTCGCCGCCGCCAGACCTTGACCCGATGAACCCTGCCGCTTGGGCTTACGGCAACCCTGCGCTCGGTCACACTTTGGAACTGTCAACGATCGAGGCCGAGTCTCAAAACCCTGACCGCGCCCAATTCTTACGGGCCTCAGTAAATCTGTGGGTGGCTTCCGATCGGGGATGGATACCGCCGGGTGTCTGGCCTGCCTTGGAGCATGAAGGCGACATACCGAAAGGCGGCATCGTTGCCATCGAGACCAGCATGGATGACAGCCGATATTTTGGCTTGCGCGCCGTGGCCCTGCCTGATCGCCGCATTGTCGTGACCGTCGCTTTCGTCGTGGACAGTTTTGCTGCGCTTTTGCTTGAGGTTGACAGGCTGACCGCTGACGGCTGCAAGTTTGCCATCTCGCCCAGCATCGACATCCAGTGGCCTCGACACCTAGAAACCAAAAAGGTCATTGTTGGCTACGGCGAAATACTGAAATACACCCCCACTGTAAGAAACCTAATAGCAGAAAAAATGCTGCTACATGACGGCTCAACTCAACTTGCTGAGCATGTACAGCGTGCGGTCGCGGTCAGAAGCCAAGGCTCGGTCGCAGTCAGCTCGCAGCGGAGTCCAGGGCCAATCGAGTTGTGCAGGTGCATGATCTGGGCAGCAGCTCTTTGCTCACGTCCATCTGTGTCAGGTAAGCCCATGCTGGTCACTGTAAATCAGTAACATACCCTCGGCACTCGGTCGATGTACCTAGCCTTTCGTCGGGAACTGATAGGCCGATCGAGTGCCACCATCACAGCGCTTCCATCTGTAATGTTGTGGCATGGGATTATTTGACCGCAAAGTGAGCAAGGCCGCCATCAGTCCAGCGCCTGCAAAAGCGGCAGCTGCCGGGGCCAACAGTTACGCAAACCCAAATAGCGCAGTAAACGTATTTAATCAGTACTACTCGTGGCGCGAAGGCGAAGCACGAAACCAACTAATGACTATTCCAGCGGTGTCACGTTGCCGCGATCTCCTTGCATCAGTCATCGCATGTATGCCATTACGCGCATACAACATGAGCTGGGACGGCGAGCGCATGGTCAAGAATTACATTGCGCCTCGATCATGGATGCGTCAACCAGACCCACAAAACACCTACGCCCATTTTTTTAGCTGGGTATTTGATGACCTCTACATGTTTGGTAGAAGCATTATCCACATCACATCGAGGACGGCTGACGGCTTTCCTGCGTCCTACCAACGGCTACCAGTCGGCTCCATCACGACTACCGACCAGACAGGTCCCGTCTGGTTTGCGCCAAGCAACCAGGTCTACTTCAACGGCGTAGAACTTGACACACGCGATCTGTTGCAAATCTTGTCGCCGACTACAGGCCTTGTGTACACCAGTGTGTCAGCAGTAGAAACTGCGCTCAAAGTTGAGGCCGCACGAAATCGCAATGCATCATCGTCAATACCTGCTGGCATCCTCAAGCAAACTGGTGGCGAACCACTTAGCGCGCAAGAACTAGCCGATCTTGCAGCTGCGTTTAACGCTGCACGCGCCACCAATCAGACCGCTGCGCTAAATGAGTTTCTATCTTACGAAGCAACAACAATGTCACCAGACAAAATGCTACTGATTGAGTCTGCTAACTACAGCGCACTAGAAATGGCTCGACTAGGCAACGTGCCGCCATACTTGGTCGGCGTTTCAACCGGGTCATATTCGTATCAGTCATCACAACAAGCGCGCGCAGACCTTTACATTTTTGGTGTCAAACTTTACGCCGAAGCAATCGCAGAAGCGTTTAGCATGAACAGCATTTTGCCGATCGGCACTTACGTTGAATTTGACGCAGAAAATTATCTTGCCGAAAACTATTTAGCAGATCAAGCAGATGAACCACAAGAAAACACTCAAGAGGAGTTAGCAAACCGATGATTAGATTTACAGCAACCAGTGTCAGCATTGACGCAGCCGCCAGCGATGGCACACCGACTAGAACGATCACAGGCATCGCCGTCCCTTACGGCGTAGCAGCGACCGTCGCCGACGGCACAAAGGTCATTTTTGAGCGCGGCAGCTTGCCAGTCGACGGCAAAGCCCCACGCCTTTACATGAACCATGACAGCACCTCGGCGATCGGCCTAGTCACGGCCCGTTACGACGACGAGGAAGGCATGATGTTTACCGCCAAAATCAGCAAGACCGCTGCTGGCGATGACGCTTTGCAGCTGGCCCTTGACGGTGTGCTCGACTCGGTATCGGTAGGCGTAAACCCAACAAAAACCCGCGCAAACAAAGACGGCTCAATTACCGTCTTGGCTGCCGACTGGATCGAGTTGTCCATGGTGCCAGTACCAGCATTCGCTGGCGCAATTATTACCGACATTGCTGCCAGTATCCACCACGAACCCGAACAGACCGACAATAATGAAATACAAGAACCCACAGAGGAGACAGAACCCATGTCAGAAGTAACCGTCCCAGCAGTCGAGGCCACTATTCCTACCGCTGCAATCCCAGCACAACCAAAACGCAAATTTGCTTTGCCAACACCTGGCGAATACATGGCAGCGATGCACATCGGTGGCACAACATTTGAGAACGTTGCAGCCGCAGCACGCGACTTTATGCTTTCTAAGCAAACCGCTTTTCAAGCAGCCGCTGGTGATGTTCTTACAACTGACACTCCTGGTCTTTTGCCAGTTCCAGTGCTCGGGCCTGTTTTTGAGAACCTTAATCAAAGAATTCGCCCAGTAGTTGCTGCTATTGGCGCCCGCGCTTATCCAGATGGTGGGACTCAAAAAACCTTTATCAGGCCTACGTGGACTACTCACACGTCGGTTTCAACGCAGAGCACTGAACTTTCAGCAGTATCTGCAACGACTCCCGTGATTGCCTCAAACGTAATTTCTAAGACAACCCTGGCTGGGCAGGTCACCCTCTCAATTCAGGATGTTGATTTTTCGTCGCCCGGCGCAATGGAAATTATTATTCAAGACTTGATGGGCCAGTACATGCAAGCAAGCGACAACCTTGCTGCTGATGGTCTTGTTGCTGGTGGCGATCCAGTTGCCGCAGGCACATGGACAGTAACCGCTAACGACCCAAGCTCGTTAGTCAGTGCAATGTATGCAGCAGCGTTTGAGATCTTGACTGCCACAAACTTCTTGCCTGATCACATGTTTGTTTCGCCAGATGTGTGGCGCAAACTTGGTGCACAGCTTGACGGCGACAAGCGCCCAGTGTTCCCATATGTCGGAGCAGCTGGACTTATGGGTGTCAATGGTCTAGGCACAGCAGACATCACTGTTGCCAACACTTTTAACCCATTTGGATTGAACCTTGTTGCCGATCGCAACTTTGCTAACAACACTTTGATTGTTGCTCGCGGCGCTGCTATCGAATTTTATGAGAGCATCAGGGGCCTCCTTTCACGAGATGAACCGTCAACATTGGGCAAAGTCATGAGCTACCACGGCTATGCATCTTTGTTTGTCGCTGACTCAAATCAGGTACAAGGCATCGCGATCGCGTAGCCAGAAAGGCGGTTACCGCTCATGGCTACATACAGCGTTACAAATAAATACCTCATAGACGACTTTGCCGTACTGCAATTACTGACCCCCACAGAAATTGCGGTCGGCGAGTCAATCATAGTCGCTGGAGTAGATGCCACATTTAACGGCACATACACAGTCCGCGCATTACCTCAATACCGATATGTAGGCGTAGACACTCAAGGCGATCTGCTGTACGACATTGACGAACCAATCGCCAACCAGGTGCTATATGCCAAGGTTGCAAACGACGTTGATCGAGTAGCAGCCACCGGCACAGTCACCTACACGCTGACCTGCACATGGGTTACTGCCGCGCAGCTAGTCACCTACCTAGGCGTAGTTATTACAAACCCATCGGACGATTACACGCTCATCACTCAAGCTGTATCTGCTGGCAATCAGTTCTGTTACCGTCGTCGCCAAGAGGCTGGCTACATCGACAGTTTAAGTAACAGCCCAGGTGGCGATCAGACGTTAGGCACACTTATGTACTGCGCGGCCCTCTGGCGCAGCCGTGGCTCGCTTGAGAACGCTTTTGCAGCCTTTGACGGCATGGGCACAGCACCACAGCAATCACTGACCCCGATCGTCAAGCAGCTGCTTGGCATCGACAGACCAGCCTGCGCGTAATGTCTTACACCGATCTACTCAACAAAGGCATAGACGACCTAACAGCCACACTTACAGCAGTAACATCTCTGCGTGTAGTCAACGACGCCACCAAAATCGTCCCTAATTGCGTTTTCATAGACGCGCCATCCTTTACCACGATCGCTGGCAACGGCAACATCATCCGCATGGACTTTCCGATAAAAGTTATCGGCTCAGGCCCAGCAGGTCTGCCAGTGCTTCGCAGCATCCTCGCAATTGTCGCCACAGTCCTAGCATCCCCGATCATCGTCATGGCAGGCCGACCCAGCAACCTAGAAATCGGTGGGCAGCTTTTTCCGTGTTACGACCTTGACTGTGGAATACAAGCCCAAAACACCTAAGGAGAAACCATGTACACCATTATTAGCCCACGCCTCGGAACCCCGGGCGACGAGTTCATCCCAGAGGACGGTGTCAACATTGACGCACTGCTCGACGGCGGCCTGATATCCACCGACAGCGTAAAAAAATCATCTAAAGTCAAATCAGAACCCAAGGAGCAATAGACATGGCTACAACGCAATATCTCTCGAACCCAGCATTAAAAATTAACGGAGTCGACCTGACCGATCAGTGCACAAATGCCGTTGTGACGTTTACAAAAGAACAGTTAGAAAATACTGCTTTTGGTGACAGTGCTCGCAAATTTACAGCAGGTTTGCAAAACAACACAATTACTGTGACCCTGTATCAGAGCTACGCCGCTGGAGAAACCGAAGCCAGCATTTACAGCTTGGTTGGCACAAACGTCGATGTCATCGTTGCAACTACGACAGCAGCACTTACAACACCTACTGCCACCGCGCCAAAATATGAATTAGTGCAGGCCTATCTTGCAAGTCACACGCCAATTAACGCATCCCTTGGAGAGCTTTCAACAATTGACCTAGTTTTTGCTGGCGGCGCGCTAACAAAATCAGTCGCATGATCTTGCGGCTTAAGCCGCTGAGAAACACAACTAGCAAGACCGCACAAGCGGAGCCTTGCCCGACAAAGGAGAAACAATGAAAGTCAAACTATCTATCGACCTTGGCGACGGTAAGCCAGCGCGCGAAATGACAACAAACATGCTTGCCATTGTTGACTGGGAAAAAACAGAAAACCGTCGCTCAGCAGACGGCAAAGGAATTGGGTTCAGCGACATGTGCTGCTGGGCTTTTACTCTTTGCAAACTTGCTGGAGACAAAGTTCCGGCAACGTGGCGCGAGTGGGTTAACGAAAATCCTGACATGTCCATTACACCTATTAACGAGGTAGCAGACGAGACCCCTTTCATCGAGGGACTTGGCGGCGAAGCCTCTGCGAAGTCCTAGCGTTAACAGGCTTCTGGCCCAAGGAGATTGAGTTCACAATGCGAGACCTGAACACCGTCACCTATGTGCTTGAGCAGATGCACAAGAAGCGATAGCCATGCCTGTCTCTCACAGCGTCGAAGTAGTCGGTCTAAAGGAAACAATTAACGCGCTACGCAAGATCGACCCACAGCTGCAAAAAGAATTTAAGGCTGACGCGACAGCGATCGCACAGCCAGCCATCGCAGCTGCTAAGGCTGCATACACCCAGTTTCCATTGTCAGGCATGGCGCGCAAGTGGTCTGATCGAGGCCGCAAGATATTCCCGTTTACTATTGCCAGCGCACAGTCTGGTGTAAAGATGCGTTTTGATACCAGGCGCAATGCTGTCGGCGTGATTTTGATTGAGCAAAAGAACCCTGCAACAGCAGTGTTTGAGGGTGCAGGCCGTAAAGATACAAACCGTTTAGGCACGTCGCTTGACTCGGTAAGCAGTGAGCGCGGCTTTGCGATGGCGATGCCGGGTAGGACTCGACTGATTGGGCCAGCGGTGTACAAGGCGCGACGTGGCATTGAGTCCGAAATGGAAAAAATGGTGCTTAAGACTGTTAACCAAATACAAAAGGACTTGAACTAATGGCACTGTCAATCCCCATCATCAGCGAGTTCCAAGGCGGCGGCGTTGACAAAGCCATCAAACAGTTTCAGCAGCTTGACGGCGTAGGCGCAAAAACAGGCTTTGCACTTAAAAAAGCGTTTTTGCCTGCCACTGCTGCGCTCGGTGCTTTAACTGCTGGCATCGGTCTAGCCACTAAAGCAGCAATGGAAGATGAAGCTGCACAGCTTGAATTGGCACGTCAGTTACGCGTAACGACACAGGCCACGGATGCCCAGATCAAAGCTGTCGAGCAGTCCATTAGCGCCTTTAGTAAGCAGACTGCGATGGCTGACGATCAGCTGCGCCCAGCCTTGGCAAACCTTGTTCGCGCTACAGGCTCGCTTGAGTTGTCTCAGAAAGCAATGGCGGTCACTGCCGATCTGGCTACAGCCAAAAACATTGACATGGAGACCGCTAGCGTCGCGGTCGCTAAAGCCCTTGCAGGCCAGACTACTGCGCTGATCAAACTTGACCCATCGCTAAAGGGCGTGATTAGTTCGTCGTCAAGCGCAGATGAGATCATGCAGGCACTTAACAATTCGGTGGGCGGTGCTGCTGAGACTTTTGCAAATAGTGCTGAAGGCGGTCTAAAGAACTTTGGCATACAAATGGACGAACTGAAGGAGAGCATCGGCGCGGCGTTTATTCCCGTCATGGAAAAACTGCTGCCGCTAGTCCTGGACTTTACGACGTTCCTGCAAGACAACACTAAAGCGCTGCTAATAGTCATCGGAGCGATCGCCGCCATGACCGCAGCCATAGTGACCGCCAACATCGCTATGAAGGCTTACAACGCGTTACAGATCATTATCACGGCAGCCAACGCTGTGCTAGCAGGCTCATTCACCACGGTATCGCTATCGGCTGGTGTGCTTGCTAAAGGCTTAGGCGTAGTCATGATTACCCTTGCCGCGCTGTACGAGCTGTACCGCGAAGGCCCTCGAGCAATCGCCGAGTTTATGCTGCCGTTTAAGCAGTTTGCTGTCGGCGTGTACAACTCGGTCAAGGTAGTTGCCAACGGCATTAACCAAATTATTAACGCGGCAATCATTGGACTAAACCAACTGATTAAGGCGCTGAATGTGATACCGGGTGTCAACATTGACCTCATCCCACTTGTGCCAATGCTTGACTACACAGCACTGCCAGAACTAGATACCCCAGCTGCCCGAGGCTCAGGCTTTGCGCGTGAAGGCGGCACAGGGTCTATCGGCACAAGCCCTATGGCAATGATCGAGTCAGCCCTAGTAGCCCCAGCCCCAGCAGCTGGCGGCGGCGGCGGTAAATCGTCAAACGTCCTAGACCTAAGCAAAAACTATGCAGGCAACATGGGCGGCAACTACGGCATTACAGGCAACGCAAGCGACTTTTCCAGCCTATTTGACCAGTTCATGGTTGAGCGCGGCACACCAATCACAGTCAACGTCAACGGCGGTCTAGCCACATCAGCAGACATCGGGCGCGCTGTCGTCAACAGCATTAAAGCCATGAACCGAGTGGACGGCCCAGCACAAATACAGGTCGCCTAATGGCTGCCACGATCGTCCAGTCAGGGTCTTACGATCTCACAATCGCTACAGGCTTTCTTGTAGACGCGTTTACGCTTGATGACGTGGACAAAGGTGTATTAAATAACACCGAGTATGTGCTGGACGGCACGACAGAGTTTGCGTCCGTCATCGACGGCGCTACAGGCATCAGCGTGTTTAGAGGCCGTCGAGACATCGGCGACCAGTTCACTGCTGGCACGATGAGTTTCGATCTTAATGACACTTTTACGGGCGGGATTTTCAATCCGTTCGATACTTTGTCGCCCTATTTTAACACCGACGAGGCTGTGCCGGGTCTAGCCCCTATGCGTAAAGTAATTCTTAGCCGCGAAGGCGAAGAACTGTTTAACGGCTACATCGTTGACTACTCGTACAACTTTAATCTTGGCGGCTTAGACACAGTTTCTGTTTCTTGCGCCGATGACTTTTATCTGCTCAGCCAGACCTATATGGACGAGTTTAATGTGACCGAGCAAGTAGCCAGCGCTCGAGTAGCAGCAGTCTTAGACCTGCCTGAGGTAAACGCTTTTACTGGCGTAGGTCAGCGCAGCATAGAAACCTCGACCATCACGCTGGGCGGCGCAGCTGCTTACACCGTCCCTTACGGCACATCGGTCGCTGCCTACATGGCAAAGATCAACGAGTCAGTGCAAGGCCGCATATTCTGCGCGCGTGATGGAGTGTTTACATTCCAAGATCGAGTCGGGACTACGTTGTCAGCGTCGGTGGCAGACTTTCACGATGACGGAACCCAAATACCCTACGACAACGTGGGCATCTCCTTTGAGGCCAACCAAGTAATTAACAGGGCGGCAGTGCAACACGCTGGCGCTACAAGCCCAGAGATCGCCGAGGACTTGGCATCGCAAGCCACCTACTTTATTCAGACCACAGCTATCTCGGACGCGTTAGTCCACAACGACGCAGCAGCTCTTGACCTTGCCAACTACCTGCTTGTAGGGCAGCCTGAGGCGCGTTACACCAATGTGTCGACCCCGTTTGCAGCTCTTACCGATGCCCAGCGTGACACTGTGGCAGTCCTCGAGATTGGCAACACGATCACTATAGAGAAGTCATTTACCAGTGGGGTCACGATTACATCGTTGGCGCAAGAGCTAGCCATTGAGGGCATCCAGCACGAGATCGACCTTTCTACAGGCCACCGCATAACGCTGTTTACTAGCCCTACCACGCTGGTGTTTGAGCTGATCTTGGATGATCTGGTATATGGCACAATCGACACCGAAAATGTCTTAGGATAAGGAGCACTTATGGGAGCAAACGCAGTTACTACAGTCCCCGTCTATGTGGCAGGCGAAGTCCTGACAGCGGCGGATCTCAACATTACGAACTCTGGCATACCAGTTTTTGCAGACAGCACGGCGCGCACGGCCGCATTTGGCGGTACGGGCGAAAAAGTTTTGGCAGAGGGCCAGTTCGCGTATTTGGAAAGTGATAACAGCACCTCATTTTGGGACGGCGCTGCTTGGCAATCAGTTGCGGCTGCACCTACACAAGCCGTATTTCGTGAGGAACAAGCCGCAGGCACTTATGGCGGTGCCAGCACCAGCGGTTCGTATCAGAAGCGCACATTAAATACAACGGTTGTAAACAATATTACGGGATGTTCCATTGCGTCTAGCGTAATTACTTTGCCAGCAGGCACTTATTATGTTACGGCTGTTGCACCTGTTTATAGTCCGGGTTCGTGTCGTTGTCGTTTACAAAACACAACAGACGGAACAACCATCGGCAACGGAACTAACCAATCCATAAACTCAGTAAACAACAGCGCCGTAACAGATATTCAATACTATTTTACGCTTGCCGCATCAAAAAATATTGAGTTACAAACACGCGTCGCAAACAGCGTCGCAACTGACGGCCTCGGTACTCGATGCAACTTCGGCGACACGGAAGTCTATTCTTCAATATCTATAACAAAGGTTGCATAATGGCTACAC